CTGAGAAAGACTGCCAAACATCTGAAGCGCCGCATCCTGCGTCCATTCCTTTGCGGCTCCAATATCGATTTTAACGCTCCAAACCTTACCCTTTACCTTAACTGGGTCAAAATCAACAGGATATTTGTTGCCATCGGCATCTATTACCTCTCTCCAACGCGATTCTTTTATGTATGCAAGTGTCATGTCAAGCCAGTTTAAGGCAAATTCACGGGCAAAATTATAATATCGGTTTTGAATTGTCTGAATCGGTATCTTTGACTGTGCGATTGCGGCCAACATGGCGTTGGCATTGGTGGGATTTATATTTCCAAGGCTCGCGTCACTGTACCCCATCATTTCAAGGGTGTTTTTCAAAAGTGTAGCGGGAAGATTATAAGCGTCTGACGCCATCGATGCAGGTTGCAGATATTTGGCGGCAGAATTTACGTCTCCAATTACTGCAATAGGTTTGGTAATGGAGTTGTCCCACTTTGTCAAACCCGAAGAACGGCTATAAATGACCTTTGGGCTACTATTTGAAAGCACATATAAAATGGTATATGCAACCGATTTATTAATAGCCACCTGATTGGGGATAAGTCCTGTGATTTCAGCTCTGCCGTGGCATGAATTCTTACGTATTTTCCAATTCATCATACTTATCGGGTATCTTTTTAAAAGCGTGTCCCATGCCTTGCGGATGATTACATTCTTGCATTGCTTTTGCGCCCATACTGTTCCGTTATCCCTGTAAAGATAGAGCAGGGTTATGACCTTGCCGTCAGCCTTATCCTGTAATTCGGTTTGCGACATGTCGCCACTTTGATATTGATAATCGCTGTCTTTAGTAATAGCATCAACATCGTCCTGCTTTACTTTATTCTTTTTTGCCTCTGCCCTAACGTCCGACAACATTTCACGCCGAGCAATAATTATGTAGGGCTGTTTCTGCGGGTCACGTTCATTTGTATTACCGGGGTAGTAGTTGACATTGTCAATAGATTCAACTTCCATTTTACCTTTTGCCGTCTGACCTGTTTCAGCCTCGTCATCCCAATATGAAAAGAGGATAAAATCACCTGATATACAAGCATCGAGCAACCCCTCTTGACTTATATAGTCCATATTAAGGCGTCCCCAGTCCATTTCAAACATGCCGCTTAACTTTTGGGCTTCGGCTTCGTTCAAAAGGAATGGATTTTCACCTCCCGCGGCAAGCGTCGCAATATTCTGTTGATTTTGTGCGGCAAGTTCGGGAGTGACAACTTTGTCAGGCCAATTCGGAGCTGAAAACAAGACCGCAATTTTGTTTGTGAGGACTGATGAAATTTTCTGACCCGTAGCCCTTTCAATAAAATTAATAACAGGCTTAGGAAGGTCAACCGCCGGAGAACCGTGCCACTGATCACCCGCATTAAACCGCTCATTTCTCTTGACGGTTTCATAAAGGTTGATAGTGTTTTTATAGTCTATCCCCGATTGATACCGGCTCCATATATCCTCTATACTCGGAGTATTCATTGTCACACCTCTTTATCGCTTGGTAATTCTGCGTTATATGCCGCAAATCGTTCTAAATTTTCTTGCATCTTATCTGAGGACTTCTTACTTTCCGCGTCCTCCTGCATGGCTTGTACGCCCTCTACGACCGCCCTCACAGGGTTACTTAACTGTTGGGGCAGTTCGTTGCGGTATAACTGCAAGGCGTTGTGTTGCCCCTTGATAAAGCACCACATGCCAAATACGCAGGTTATCATTCCGCAGACTATTGCTATTAGAATATCAATCATAATTCCTCCATGCCCCGAAGGGTTGACAGTTTGGGTGAACTCTGTCAAACACTAAATTAGCGTGGTATGCCTCACGCGGATTTACAAAAATAAAAGGGATACAGCCGAAGCCATACCCCACTTACCGCATTTAGCGGTTTGATTGTGGAGGCTCCGTGTTCGGGAGCAGGCCACTTGATATTTAATTAGTGTTAAGTCCCCACCGTACTTAACATGCAATCGACAGACAAAGTTAAATTGTCAATTGCTCCCCACATAAAACTTACCGACAATAGATTCTGACTTTGTCGTACATATTCGGCCTGTATTGTGTGCAATGTTGTGCATTCCTGCTATCTCAAGTCGTCAATTTGTTAGCCGCCAGACGACAGGCGGCACTCGGGTGTGTTTAAGGTCTTCATCCCGACCGCTAAAGGACTACATGCTTAGTCTTTTGATTTCTTCTGATGCCCTTTTGCATTCCTCAAAGAATTTAGGGTCTGTTTTTTGGCTCATAATTCTAAAAAACTCTTCTGTTTTTTCTGGTTTTACTATAAAAGCAATATTTTCGTTCATATCTGCTCCTTTTATAAAGTAAGCATGTGGGCAATGGACTTTCACCATTGCATGAGAGACTAAATTCCCTGTTAATTCAGGTGTGCGGTTGTTAGCCCCGCGTTAAGGTTGCCTTCAACGTTACTCTCACGCTACCTACAAGCCTGCGTCTATATTCCGCCACCACATGCGTATTTACTTAGAATTTAATATTTTTAAATATTTTCTTTTACTTATATGACCTGCGTAAAATGAATTATGTAGTTCTCTTGTTAGCGATTTTACTTTAAAATAAGAAACTATTTTATTAATCATATTTCCTCCTTAAGTATTTACTTATACCCTTTGCATTTCGTCATGTCTTGATATGCCCTATTTGTGCAATGGCCTTGATTATACAAACAGTTTGTATCACCGCAATGTCTAAGCCGTATAACCTCGGGGCAGACGTTCTGACAGTCCTGAACGCATAAAGGTTTTACTGAGGGATTGCATATTTCGCAAGGTGAAAACATTTAGCCCACCACCTATTATTTGAATATGCCAGGGTTGTCTATGATTACCGAATAAAGTCCGCAAGCCATTTGGTCTATTTGCTTCTCACTTAATCCTGCATGATATTCATTGTCAATCGCATGTAATGCCTCATGCCAAAATGTTTGCTTAATTTTTTGTTCTGAATAGTCTTTCTCAATAGATATTTCAAGGGCTTCATAATCGCAAGTCCCATATGCTTTATTTAATCCATGACATACGCCTTTTTCTATTGACACTCCATAAGTAAGACCGGCTATTTTTACTTTATCGGGTATGTTCAAATTACCATCCTCCTGTGAGATATTCTTCCGTGACTTCGCCACCAAAAAAACTATCAGTGGGTTCTTTAGGTGTGAACATTGAAAATGCATCCTGCGGTATTTGTGGCTCAATGTATGTAGCGCACGGCCTTGAAATCGCCCAATACCTTAATGCGTCTGGCAGATGGCTTATGTCATGCGGCTCAGGCGAAGTATCGTTGCCATCTTTTGCGCTATACTGCATAAGCGGTAAACACCGAATGAGATTTACGCAATTTTCAAATATCTGTAACCTCGCCGTGGCCTTACCGCCTTTGTCAAACACTTTCATCCACTCTTTTAGGGCGAGCCATCCCGACACTCTATCGTTGCTTGCTTTCATGTAATAAAGACCGTGATTTGCAAAAATCTCTATGGAATTTACCCCCGAGTCTGATTTGCGCGACCATAGATCGGGTGGGGCTATCCTCATGGTTATTTCATCGGTTTCGAGTGACTTGATTTTATTTGCTGCCTCACTAACTATCAAACCGTTGTTGTCTCTTGCATCTTTCCCGCTGAAAACTTCCCGATAGACATAGGCCACGTTGTCGGGGGATATAGCAATCCAAAGACCAGCGAGAGCATCAAGACCGTAATCTATTACGTTGTATTTGTTCCACCCACTCGGGATGGGAATAGGCTTACACACATGAATATTCTTGTCGAATTCGGTAAAGTACTGCCCTGAGAACGTGTCCCATTCTCCGTTAAGCCATGCCCTACGCAAATTTTCATCCTGGATAGTTTCAAGCGATTCTAAGTAATCGGGATCATTCTTCATCAGCCAGTCATTATCGAATACTTTAGCTGGGATAAAACTGAAATCTCTTTTCTTCTCTTTGCCCCTGTACTGTTGGTCTATAAATAATCTCTTGACCCATGCATGCCCAACGCCCCCGGGGTTACAGGTTATATAAAATCTTTTGGGGTGAAGTGGCATTCCGCCCCTTAAACAAGCTCTCAAACATGTAAATTGAAACTCGGTAAACTGTGTTCCCTCGTCCATGCATATGATGTCGTATTCCTGCCCTTGATATTGGAGAACGTCTGCCTCTGCGTCGCAATATCCAAGCTTTAAACGGCTGCCATTTGGAAAGAGAAAAGCCTTTTCATCGTCGTTATAAGTAGCGACACCGTTGAGAATCCCCCGCAGCGGAATAATATGGTTTTCTCTAAGCTCCTGTATTGTGCGGCGTATCAGTAATATTCTTATCCCTGGATATTCTACTGATAAAAGAATAACTTTCATCCGCAGCGCCCATGACTTTCCGCCGCCCCGGGCCCCGCCATATGCTATGTATCTACTCCTTGCCTCAAAGAACAGTGTTTGGCGCGCAGATGGTTTGCAGTCGAGCCAAAGCGTATTCTTCGTTACTTTCTGTCTCATCTCGCCAACTTCTTCAATTCGGGCGGCAGTTCAATCTTAATCGTCCCCGAAACATTCACATTGTTATTTGTGTCAACCCTATATCCGAAGTGCTTGTTAAGTATTAAAGCCGCTGCGGCGGTTCTCTTAGTAGGTTCCTCCGCCATCCAGTCGAGTATCCTATTTTCAAGAACAGTGTAGAGGTTTTCTACAAGAGTTTTATAACTGAAGTCAGCCTCTGTTGACCCGAATGTGTTGTTGTTGTAGTGGCTATCATCTGTACGGTAGTTATAGAGCGTCTTGAGTGTTACCCCAATATAAGCGGCTGCATGTGAGGGAGTATTTAAACCTGTTTGAGTGTCAAGGTATTCCGCTATTTTGGCTTTGAGTATATCATATTGGAATTTTGTTCTATTGGTAACCATTGTAAACACTCCTTTGAGAGTTAAAATATCGGGTGGGGGTGTATATATACGTACTGGCAGAACGGGGGATAGTCTTTCTTCCTGCCCCCCCCCCTGGGCCTCTACCCTTTGCCTAATTGGTAATTGTCTATGCTCGTACTATACAAAATCATTGTTTTGACTAATACGTTTATGTGCAACAATGGCTTACCTATGCGGTTTGTGCTACTTACTATTTATTTTGTTAATTGGTAATGCATATATACTGTATAAGTATGCAGTATTAATGTATATTGTGTATATTTATACTATATCACTATTGATAATGGTTGTCAATAGCATTTTAGGAAAAAGAAAACTCGCCTGTTATAATCTATCCCAACCTCTACAATATGGCTTATCTACGCCACTTTACCCAAATACACATCTCTAATTACATATGCTCTTATCTCACCTAATCAACACTATCTCTATATATAAGTTATCCTATTACATTACTTATCATAGTGTATACCCTTAATCCAAAGTAAACTTATAGGATATAATATGATTGAATGAGTTAAATTGATTATACGGCTTTATTTGTGTCCTCAATCCTTATTATTAAACCACGCTATTACTGTTGGCGTTAAATGCATGTCCAACTCATGTCTAAACATCATATATAATTCAGCCGACAACCATTTGCTCGTCATAAAATACAATGGGTTTGCGAAGTATCTTATTTCCGCTTTATCGGCACATATTGTTTGATTAAACATTACAACGCCTATGTCTATCATCCTGATTAAAAACTCTCTTGCATGTCTTGGGGTTAATCCTACAATCTCGGCAATTTCCGGTATTGTTGCCGGATGATATTTTCTGCTCTTATATATACCGATCATGTTTGTATCTCTATATAGATGTTCGGCCAGGATGTGCATATTGGCGAAGTCCGCTTTACTGTTTATAACCTCAGATAATCTGATGCCCTGATAACCTTTTATGAAATTGCTGTTGCTGCGAAACAAATAACCTTTTTTATCATCAAATATCTTGAATTCATAATTTTGCTCTTTTACAACAACGCCCGTGTCATCAGTTATAATCCGTGTTAAATGTGGCAATCATATCACCTCTTTTAATTTGTCGGTCGAGCGACATTTAAGCCCCTGTTTTTGTCGGTGCACAGACATTGTTTAAAATGCTTATAAATGGCTTGTGTATGCGTGTTTGCTGTGTTTTGGGCTCTTTAAAACTGCATAAGACCCTTTATTATCAAATGGTGGGTTGCAGTATCACGCCCAAATTACTCTCTGTTGATTTTTAATATACTAATTGTAATACGAAAATATATACAATTGCAAGCGGCGCAAACCAAAATAATGAGGCAAAATCATACATGCTTTATAGGGCAAAAAAAGAGACCGCTTATTGGGCGGCCTTTTTTCTTATTCAAATTTAACTTTCCCATCTTCAATATTTTCATCTATTTCTATCGGTGTACCACATAGGGCTATTGTCATATTTTTGTCCTTTATGCTACAAACAACTTCTGGGCCACTTTTTAGCATTAATTCGGTTTTGCTATTGAATTTTGCTTTATGCGGGGGGATGCCATTATTTTCCCCAACAAATTTATAATATCCTTCCTTTGCCGATTCAATCGCTTTTAAATATTGCTCGTTCATCCCTTATCATCCCTTTTCAGCTGCAGCTCTATCCGCTCAGCACATTTTTCACAATCCATTTTATCCTGGTCTTTACACCACACATTAAAATATTTACACTTCTTTGCGTCTGCAATATCAGCAATAAACTTAGGCTCATTCTTTCCCATTGTCTTCACTCCCTTTTAGCCGCTCTATACGCTCGTCTATGGCCTGTGTGACAAATGTATTGAGGCTCTCACCCTGCGACGCTGCAAGGGCTTTTAAATCTGCCTTGTAGCCTTTTGGTAATAATGTAGTTATCCGGTCAAATGTGTTTTTAATCCACTTATTAGTGGCCTTGATATGCGCTTTAGTCTGCATATTATCACCTCTACAATATAATACCACTTTCAATGACATTTTGCAATGTGATATAATGCACAAATAACATTGCTAAAGATTGTGACTATTGCCGAATATTACTTTTTATTAGCCTATTGACATGCCATTTATTAATGTTATTATTAGAGTATCAAAAACGAATTGAAAGAAGGCTTTTACAATGAGAACAGCAAACGCAATGATACACAGCTTAGGACACACAGCACAGGTCGAGATATCAGTGAGAATGGCAATAACAATGTAGTGGCAAAGTATGAGGGCAAGAAATACACAGCGGTCAACAATCCTTTCAGCGGCCTTTATTATGTTGATGATATTTATGGAGCAATCTCAGAGTGAGCCTCCGCAATAGCGGACGCAATCGCAAACAACCGGCTAATAGCCCGAACAGCCGATTCGGGCCCACGCAAATAAATAAATCGGAGGTGCAGAAGATGAAAGCGATTAAAGGATATTGCAGTTATAAGCCCCTTATTGGAAAAACAATCAAAACACGCTGTCAAAAAGAACTTAACTGGCTCGCGAGTCTTGGCTTTCAGACGGGCGCCAAACCCAACACGGTTTATTCAGTTATTGACTACGTTGATGAAATTCAAAAAAATGGAACAGTCCTGAGTATTCCAGTTGTTACAGACGGAACCACAAACTATAAATTAATCCATCGGGCAATGTATACAGTTAAGCGTTAACCAATTTAACAGCCGCTCCACAGTCCCGAGCATCGGCCCTATTCCATCCCAAAATTTAAGGAGGCGTTTTATAAATGGCAGGTAGAATTGATTATGAAGAGCGCAAAGAAAACAGGATTGAGCATTTACAATCAGCGGCGGCGAAAGCCGCAGAACGCAGCCACCAACTGAGTAAAGCATCAAGCGATATGATGTCAGCTATCCCAATGGGTCAGCCAATTATCACAGGCAGAGGCTCACGCACAACCGCAGATATAAATTATCGGGAACGTGCCTGGAACAAGATGGGTAAGTCGGTTGGGGAAAGTGCAAAGTCAGATTATTATGCAGATAAGGCAGCATCAGCCGAAAGCAACACAGCGATATCAAGTGATGATCCGGCGGCAATTGAAAAGCTACGTAAAAAGGTTGCAAGGTTGGAATCCGAGCGGGAAAGAATTAAAGTTTTCAACAGGGAAGCAAAGAAAAACGGAACAGAGATATCCCCTTGGTACACACTCCCATACCTTGGTAGAGATATCAAGGCCGCAAAAGAGCGTATTGCAAAGCTTGAAAAGATTGATGCACGACCAGCCATAGAGGACATAAATTTTAACGGCGGCAAGATTGTTGAAAATGTTGATCAGAATCGGATACAAATAATCTTTGATGACCGGCCGGATGATGACCGCATAGAGAAACTTAAAGGATGGGGTTTCCATTGGTCGCATGATGAAATGGCATGGCAGAGGTTTAGAAACGGCAACGCAATGTACGCAGCACAACAAGCGATAAAATAAGATTTAAGCCCCCAGCCATTACGGTTGAGGGCTTTTTACTATCTCTGTGCTTTAATTATTTGCGATACTCTCATAGATGACAGATTATATTTTGCTGCAATCTCCTTTTGTAACATGCTACCCGCAAGCCTGCGTATCTCCGCGTTTCGCTCTGCCGTTTTAAGGATTATGACTGCGCGCGGACGGATAATTTTGTATCTATACAAGGTGTCATTGACGGTTGATATTGACACGCCCAGAGCAAGTGCAATCTCGAGATATGTTTTGTGGTCGCCGTGCAGTGCTAAAACTTGCTTGTCTCGTTCAACTCGCTTCTCTTTGGCTGTCTCGAAATAATCACATGACCCAACTTTGTGGCATTCGACGCAGTGCTTTTTACACTCAGTCAGACAGCAGAGGGTAATGTTTTTAGTTTCATGGCCGCAGATTATACAGATCATATTAGCCCTCCTCCACTTCTATAATTTCTAATTTCCATTCTTCAGCTAATATTTTTTCATGCCGACAGCCGTTTGATTCTCGCCAATTCTGGCATAATATAATTCCGTCACAGGCCTTTAATAGGCGGTCACACTTTCCCATAGCTACCGGCTCCGGCGTGTTCGGCGGGATAATTGATAAAGGATTGATAATATATATCCCTATATTGTCCAATTTCAGTTCTACCTGTCTTGCCTCTTTCCTATTTAGATCAGGATCCCCGAATGTAAAGAGCGGGTGCGATAAAAAATAAAGCTTGTCCTTAGATGGTTCGTGACTTAGTTTCATATTTGATTCCTCCACGGCCGTAATAGGTGTTGCCCACAACCTCGACAATAAAGATAATCCTCTTCCGCCAAAAACCCGCATGTCGGGCAATTTTCCTGCCAACCGAGTTCTTTAAGCGCCTTTTTGGGTATCTGCATTTCAAGGACGGCAAGGGCAATTTCAAGTGCCTCATTATGTTCAACCGTTGTCTTTTCTTGACCATGCCATTTATTGGTTGCCAATATGTTTTTTGCCTTTTCAATTGTCATTTTCCTTGCCCCTTTCCAGCGCATCTTTCGCGGCTTGCTCGGTGAGAAAGACGGTCTTCCCGATGTTACCCAGCATAAAAGTAAATGGATATGCATCATGCTTATCACATTGCCAGCCAAACATTGCTATATCGTCAACTTGAATTGGAATAATTATCGGGTCTTCACTGTTGAGTTTTGCTGCAAGTTTGTAAACGGTATCCCCCACCTTACACGGCAACTCAATCACCGTCTTCCCCACGCTGTCAAAAAACTCCGGCAATAAATTAAGCACCTCGGCAGGATTGCGCTGGTAGGCTGATTGTTGGCGGGATAAAATGTTAGGCATTGTGTCTTCCCTCCTGCATTAATTTATTTGCTTCCTGCACCAGAAAATCCCCGTGGCAACGAAGCGGTTTGCAATAACAGCCTAAAACTTTACCTTGCAGTTCGTCCAGATGGTTTGGCAGTTCAGACTTCCAGAAATAATCTTCATATTCGTCGCATACTCGGTCACGTTCATCTTGCGTGTGGTCGAGCATTTTAAAGGGATTTCCCCACTTGGAGCCGCGGCCTATGTATACGTCATATTTCTCTTTTCTGAGATTAACGGCACGAGTTTCAGCCATTGTTACCGTCCTTTCGTTCTCCCAAACCGCAATAATTTTCGTCACCGTTGGCCGCCCAAAGAAATAGCGGACATTTGTATTTATCTCGTTTGTTTTTACAATCTTTGCACCGCACAACATCATGATTTCTGACTATCTCAACGGCAACATCGAACGCTATATAATCCTCGGCATGATTGAAAAACATTTCATTCCGAATTATTTTAAGCCTCTCACAAATCTCTGCCGGTTGCTTTTTATTTGTCATGGTCGGCCTCACTTTCTATTTTCTTCCCACAAATCTGATATTCGCACGGCCCTTGCAATGTGCATGTGTCATAACCGTTCTTTTCACGCCCCAACTCGTTTTGAAGAATTCTTAATATCACTTTGCAATTTTTGATTCGTTCAAATTGAGTTTTAACTAAATTAATTCCATTTTCTCCGCTCATAAAAAATCCGTTAATCTCATACATATCGAGCCTCCCATTTTGAAAATCTTTTTTAGAAATATCGCTGACTACTTTTAATGACATAAGGTTTTTCTCATGAAATTTAATCAAATTCCCAACATATTCTATCGACTTTTCAATCTTACTCATTCTTCCCCTCCTGACTGTCATTGGTGGCCTCCTGCTCTTCTTGCCCAAAAGTTTTAAAAAGTTTATGGCCCTCATTGCAATCAACTAAAGGCAAATAACCATCACATCCATTGAAGCGGTAAGCACATTCTATACAATCACTTGCATTCATTTTTCTCCCCCTCCTTGCTGTTGATGGCGGAGCGGGCTTGCTGGATGAAATAATTCTTCCGCATGTATTCATAGTCCTCAAACCCTTTATGAGTTTTCCATTCATTCTCCCACAAAGAATATTTTGCTGCTATCTCCAGCGCCTTTGTGAAGGTGGCGGTGTCCTTTTTCAGCTCGTCGCGCTCGACCATAATTTTTGGCACATCATCGGCAGTAATTCCGAATTTCTTTTTAAAGGCTGTATTGATAGCTTTTAAAAATCCTTTCTCACCGATGTCAAACTCTACTTTTGTGCCCGCCGCAATCTGTTTTGGGGTAAGTCCAGTTGCTTTATAGGCGGCGTTTTCCTCCTGCAAGGCGGTGATCTGCTCCAACAGGTATTTGATATCATTCGGAGCGTGGGCGATAAACGTTCCATCATCTGCATCTCTCACCGTAGCCAATAATGGGCCACGCTCCATGCTCACTTCTCTATACTCATTTCCAATCTCTCGGCTCCATTTTCCCGGTGTTGCCTTATTCAGCCTCTCGCGGATTTCTTCAATTCTTTCCATCATTCTCCCTCGCCCTCCTTATCCAGCCATTTTTCCAACTTTTTATAAACTCTTAAAATGGTTTCGTTATTTGTAGACACTCTTGTCCCCATCTGTTTCAGTTGTATAGCATTTTGAATTAGCCTAACAATTTGCGTTAAAACTAAAACGGTGGTAATTATTATTAAATAAATTGTCATTCTGCTTTGACCTCCTTGAATATTTTTAGATTTTAACCTCATACTATTGACACAAGGTAATGGATGATTTTCACACTTCACCCTTTTTTCCTTGTGTGGGGCACTCATCCGGGAGTGCCCTTTTTATGTCCTATTCCTCCTTTACCCCTCCTAAAAATTCTTCTATTTCAACTTCAACTCTCGGATTTTTCGGGTCAACCTCAATTTTATGTAATACAGAGTGTATATATTTTTATGACCAATCTTCCGACTTTTCAAGCCGGTATTCGTATTCGGGATGTAATTCCTTGAGCCTTCTCCAACGAAGCATGAAGTCCCTTTGGTATTTTTTCACAAACGCTGATTTCATTTCAACAATTACTGTTTTACCTTTGCATTCAATCAAAAAATCCGGCGTAAATCTAATCTTCCTGCCCAGCTCTGATTTCTCCCACAAGGTGAATTGAGGTTGTGTTTCATAGCTTAATATTTCGCCTTTTCGCAGTAGTGGCAGGATATACAGGGTTTCATAATTCAACTCGGCTTTGCTTATCATGTGTCCTCTTCCCTCTCTGCCCTTGTGGGGCGCTACAATCGTTATATCAGCACATTGTCATATTGCATTAATTCCAATAAATCGCAACGCGGCGTTAAATGGTCGAATGCACATGGGCGCTTATCTAATAGCCATTCGCTGTCAACAAGATTTAATTTGATATCATTGCTTATTGCGCAGGCAAAGGTTTTCATTTCCCTCGCCATTCCGTATCGCATAAGCGCCTCCCATTTTTGCGGGTAATGCTTTCGCAAAATCTCGATATTATTTCCAATATAAGCTAAACCTGTTCCGCAACAGTAGCATCCGTTTCGCGTGAAAAGCTTTTTTCCATTTTCGTCGGTCAAATCGTACAGTGCAGAATATGGGCATTCCCTTGATCTGATATATTCCCAAACGTCGGTATCGCTGAATATTGATAACGGATTTGAGTATAGATATCCACTTTTTACTTTAAATAAAAATCCATAGTCCAGAAACGTAAATGTTCTTCTCCGCGATTCACTTGCCATTAACCCCCGGAAAAGCGTGTCGCAGCCGAGTTTTTTTTGAAGTTTCTGCGACGGTTGCTCCTTGATAAAATTGCAGCAGGAATGGGATATACGCATGTCGGGGAAGTCTCTTAGCATGGTATAGTATTTTTCATTTCCCTTGCTTTCCTCGGTGCTGTATTTCAGAAAAACATTGATATTAATTCGCGGCGCGTCGAGTTTTGTTGCGTCTTTTCCGAGAATAGGAAACCCATATTGCTCAGCAATAAACCAAAAGCTGATGATTGTTCCTGCTTCCCAAACAAGCTTTCTGTGCCTGAAATCTTCCCACATTTCGGGCGTGACCGCTTTGTTGAGCTTATCGGTAGATAGCAAACGTCCCTTTTTATTTAAATATTCGCCAACCTCACCGCGCTCCTCGATTGACGCCCATACCTCTTTTTGGGCTTCGTATTTAAGGCGCGGTACTTTTAATCGGTCAAGTTTCGTTTCATAAAAGTTGCCTCCGCCCCATTCTTTCCCGAGTTTGCGGGCAAAATCTAACGATTCTTTATACTCAACGCCTGTATTCCCGAAAATGATAATCATGTTTTTAGCTTCTTCGGGGCAGGTTTCTCGGATTAAATGCCATAATGCTGTACTGTCTTTGCCCCCCGAGAACGCGAGAGCTATTTTTTTACCGTGCTTAAACGTTTCTTGGATGATATGTTTGGCAATATTGACCTTGTATTTTAGTGGGAGCGCCTGCATTTTTTGCATTTGCGCATATGTATATACACTTTGCTTTTTATGCTCTGCCATGTATTCTCCTTTCTCATCTATTGTGGGGCGCTGTGTTGCGCTTAGTCCTCAATCATATAGTTCCCATGCTTTTATCTTGCTGGGCTACTGTGGGGGCTTGTGGAAGGGCTGACGGGGTTATTCCTCTCAATCTCTGCTATCGCTTTAAATACGGGCCGTGGCATCTTCCGGCAACAGCTTGACATGTGTTTTCGGATTTTTTGCAATATTTAAGCGAACGGTAAAGTGAATAAGCGTATTCTGATAAAACAATCCCGCAATAAATGCAATCTTGACATTTATGTTTTTGCTTCATCTATTTCCCTCACCTCTCGCCTTAATCTCCGCAATCCTCATATCCCAAGTACCTCACAAAGCTTTTTAATATTTTGCTCGTATTCTTTGGCAGGCAGGTTCAAAAGGCAAAGCCTAAACCGGTATTGAGTGTAGTTTTTGTAATCGCCTCGTTTGCCGTTTAAGCGGGCATCTTCAAGGATGTAGGCGGCGTTTTCAACTATCGTGTTCCCACGCTCCTTTTTTGTCGGGCTTGTCCTCAAATTCGTTTTCATAATTTATTTTGCCGCTCCTTTTTGGTTTGACGTAATCGCTTTTGACAAGTTGGCTATATCTCATATGTGAGCCGTCAAAAATGAGCTGTGCCTGTCCTAATCTCCCACGCCGGTTCTTGGCGACATCCACGGCGATAATGCCGGGGCTTATCTCCCACATGAGCATTACCTTATTTGCGTTCTGCTCCAGCTCCCCGCTGTCTCTAAGGTCAGCTATTGTCGGCTGCTTGTTGCCGCGCTTTTCAATGTCGCGGTTGAGCTGGGACAAGGCAAGAACAGGAACCTTTAAATCGTTGGCTATGAGTTTTAATTCTCTGCTTATGGCTCCGACTTCCTGATTGCGATTTTCGGTTTTTTTTGCACTTTGAATAAGCTGGAGATAGTCAACCACTATCAAGCCGAGATTTTTCGTCATGCGTGACTGCGCTCTGATCCGTGCCGGTGTGATACTTGCATCGTCCGATATATTCAAGGGCAGTTTATAAATACTGTCTATGCCCTGCGCGACTGCGGCTATATCCTGCTGATTTTTTAAATTTCCCTCAATCAAGACGTCCATGTCAACACTGCTCTCGGCCGATACCATGCGTTCTAAAAGCTCGTCCTCTTCCATTTCAAGGGAATAAAAGTCTACTGTTTTGCCTTTCTTCGCGGCATTCTTTGCTATTTCACTCGCAAAAGCAGACTTACCAATCCCGGGGCGCGCAGCCAAAAGAATAAGGTTGCCGTCCCACATACCTTTTAAGATTGCATCAAGGTCGCCGTAACCTGCGTCTATGCGGTTCTGTGCGCGAGTTTTGAATAGGTTGGTATACCAGTCTGTGGCCATAGATTTCACGGACTGTAGGCCTGTCTTGCGTTTTGTAGTTTCATCGTGCAAGCCACTCATAACTTTTTCAGCGACTTCATCCACATTTTCAGTGGTTAATGGCTCATATTCTGCCTCGGAGAAAATTCTTTGCACTTTCCTCACCTTGGCCGATTTTGCCACTATATCCGCATAAGCTCCGGCATTTGCGATTGAGGGAACCATTTGAGAAATTGTTAAAAGATATTTGTCGGCCGTTTCGCCGTCGATACTTCCGAGCTTGCCGGAAAGTGTCACAAAATCAATGGCACTTGACGAGGCATACATTTCAAGCATTGCAGTATAAATTTTCCGATGCGGAACTATGTAAAAATCCTCGGCGGTAATAACGTCAATGACTATTGGCAATGCTCCAGTCGCGTCCATGAGGATCGACCCTAAAACAGACTGTTCGGCTTCGAGATTATAAACTTCGGTCATTTGCGCCCGTCCTCCATCTGCATTTTGAGTTTGTCGTACTGTTCTCTAAGCTTTGAGGCTGATAAAATGTTTGACCGCCAAAACTCGCTATTCTGGGAATAAAACATAATGTCGTATATCTGACTTGATTTTCTTTTATCAATCCGTATCATCAAATCAAAAGTGCGCGACCATGATTGTAATTGTGCCTCCGTCTTTTTTTGAGCATCGGGATTATTAACCAATATCATTTCTAAAAGTTTGGCAGCCAGTTTGTAAGGATTAGTTTCATGCTCAAAAATAGGTTTAGATTTCAATTTTTTAGGAACGTCCGAATTTAAGTTCGGACAAGATATATCTTCAGATATAGGTACTTCCTTTAGTTCCTTTAGTTCCTTTACTTTACTTTGTGTACTTTCTGCAACGGAAACATCAGCACTGCTATCATTACTGTCGCAGATACTCGGCTTTTGAGGAATATTTAGCCCTCTTTTGCGATAAACTTCGCACAAACGGTCAACAAACTTTTGTATCCATATCACTTTTTGCTGCCATAGTTCTCTATCAATCGCGTCGACCTGTGACAGTGTATTTAGTATTTCCGTCGCAGTAACTTCGCTCACACGAGTTTTGGCTATCAGAAATAACCAGTCCGCAGGGTTGCGGCAATCGTAATAATGTTCACTTTGAGTGCCTATAATTTCAAGCAGTTTGAACCAAAAAGCATAGCCATCATTTCCATATTGGCTTTCGAGTGTAAAAATAGTTTTGCCGCTTGATGTGTCGTGTGAAAAGTAATCTACTCCGCTTTTCTTAGGTCTTGCCGTAGTTGTTCACCCCCATTCAGTTTGATAAATTGTTGGCTTCACAATAAACTAAGCTGTTCTGATTCATCAACATTGCGGCAATTCGCCACAAGTTGCGTAAAATATGAGCCTTTTAATTCAACCAATATCGCCTTGCGGTGCATCTTTAAAGCTTCATATCCGCTGCTGCCAATTCCCCCAAATGGATCTAAAATAGTGTCTTTAGGATTAGTCCACAATTCAAAGGCCCTGCGAATTACTGTTAATTGCAAAGGGCAGATATGGCGCTCGTCTTTTTCTTCTCTGGCGCTTTCTTTTTGCAGCGTGTCAGACGGGTTTATATCCATCCATATGGGGCTGGCGTATCTCTGCCATAAATCAACTGGAAAGCTCTCACCTGTGTGTGTGACACGTTCGGGATTGTCCCCGGGTTTACGCATTGAAATAAGGTAATCAGCTATGCCTTGACGGCTCATGCAACTGTCTTTTTTAATCTGCTTGTGCAACAACCCCAGCGCCTTTGTCCTCTGCATTGCAATCACGGGGTCTTTCCATATACAGACTTCCGAGTGATAAATAAATCCTGCATCTTGAAATATTTTTATTAAATCTCCTCGAAAGTCTGTAAGCCCGATATACCCGTCGCGCTCTTTACTTGTCGGTAAATTCATGCAATGGACTGCCATAATTCGTCCGGGCATTAAGCAGCGGTAAAGCTCCGAAACTATGAATTTAAAATTCTCATAAAATTCCACTCTTGTCCGGCAATTTCCGAGATCGCGCGGACTGTTCGAGTAGGTGTAAAGGCTCGCAAACGGTGGGGAATAGATTTCCATATGGACTGAATTGTCCGGTATTCCTTTCAAAATTTCGCAACTGTCGCCGCAATACGCTGCAAAGTTTTTACCTATATATTGGTCTTTTATTAACACTAAGCCGCTCCTTTCAGCCATTCCGGCAATATCATTTCTTCTGTCGGGATGTAGTTGTCGCTCATGCGCTCGGTACCGTGGATTTCCTTGCGCAAAATATCTTTTGTGTACTTTACCATCTCGTTTGTCATGCGTTGCGCATCTGCCTGTTTGCGCTCGATATTTGCCTTTACAGCCCCCTCGGCGTCGCTGATGATAATATGGACGGTCACGGGGTTGCGCTGTCCGAAGCGCCAGCAGCGGCGTACAGCTTGATAATAAGATTCAAAACTATCTGACAAACCGCAAAATATAACCGTGTTGCAATTCTGCCAATTTATCCCGAACCCTGCGATTTTTGGCTTGCTGACAAGGCACTTAATATCTCCGCTTGCAAAATCAATCACAGAGTTAGTTTTGTGCTCGTCACTGTCCGCACCCTTGACCTCAACCGCTCCGTGTGTGGCGTTTGTGAGCTCCGCGCTCTCGTCGTTCAAATCGCACCATATAAGCACTTGACCGCCGGATACGTTGGCTATCTCTGCCGCCTTATTTGCCCTGTCCGAAAGGCTCTGCCGACGGGCGGCCCGTCTTTCATTTAGCGTCTGGACTGTTGGAGCAAATAAAACTGATTGACCGTCTGCGTCAAATTGCTGATCGACTTTTACAATGTGCTCTTTGACTTCAAGAGGAGGAAGAATATAATCCGTGCCGTCATAGCCGAGATCCGCAGGATTTTGCATAACCACTGCCCACGAAGCTATCCACTGCCAAAACTTATCCTGTGCATGGCCTTTCAATCTCCATTTCGCCGTGTCTTTCATGTCATGCACAAAAAAGGTCGATAGCATTTCGGTTCGCGTCATAACCCCTAAAAATTCGCTGTGGTTTCCGAGTTCCATAAAATCATTCGGGGATGGTGTTGCGGTACAAGCCAGTTTGTAAGGCGTATGCTCAAACATATCAATAATCATCTGCCTTGTTTTACTGCTGTGGTGCTTTAGGATTGACGATTCGTCTAAAACAATCCCGACAAATTGCGAAGTATCGAACCGCTCTAAACGCTCGTAATTTGTGATATTTACGCCCGACTTTACATCCTCGTTTTCTTTGCAAAGATTGACGCTTATCCCGAATTTTACGCCCTCCCTGACAGTCTGAGTAGATACGGCCAGCGGTGCGAGTATTAAGACATTCCCACCTGTGTGGATGCATACTTGATGCGCCCATTCGAGCTGCTGCGGGGTCTTGCCAAGTCCGCAATCTTCAAACAATGCTGCCTTGCCTTTTTTCAGCGCCCACCTGACAATATCTTTTTGCCAGTCAAAAAGCATGGGATTTAATTCTGAAACCGATATATCAAATCCGCTTGATTCAACCGTTATTTCTTTTGACTTTAAAAACTGCTGATAGTTCGTTTTTATCCCCCCATTCATCCACCTAATTTATACGGAATGTATTATTTACTGGGCTTGTTGCGGTAGGCATCAGAGGTAAACGAATTACGTCTGCACCCGAAACATGGATTTTCCTCTCCGAGTAAATATCTGCCCGATTTACTAAAACCATCATAGATGCATCCCTCACACGTCAAAGGTTCGTTCTGCTCACGGGTGAGTTGGGAGCGGAGAACTTGGAGTGCAACGTCACGAGCTTCGGCATAAAGGAAATCAGTTGTGGAAAGGTAACACCCTTTGTTCTCAGCTTTACAATCACAACATTCACGTTCCCAACATTTTTTCTCAGATTCAAAAACTTCTATTGCCTTTTCAATCTCGTTCATTTTTTCCATCCTTTCGGGCGGAATTAGCCGCCCATAGCGTTTGATTTAAGCCTGTGTTTAATTTCGGAACAAGTGTAAACGTGCGGTACAAGTGCCATTTCAGGCTTTTTAAAAGTCTCTTTTCCGTCATATATTTTACAGTTGAGTAATATTTCATGACGCTTGACCGCCGTCAAATGACCTGTGCCACGCTCAATTATTACTGGCTCCATATCGCACGGGCACCATGAATTATTTACCTTAACCCACTTCAAGGCGTTGTCACACAAAGGGCAACAGTCCCAGCCCTCACGCCTCCGGTACAGTTTCCAAATCGTCGATTGAGAAAGCATAATCTTCCTCCCTCGTGTCTTTAAATTCGGGGTCAAGTTTGTAATATGGAATAATAGATTTAATCTTTTTAGTTGCTCGGCAGTAATCGCAAAGGCCGCAACGGTGGGGCAAAACCTCATGATTTTTAATTCTGACAATGCGCACAATATTCTGCTTTATATTTTCGAGTTCATAATCAAAACGGGCCCGATGATTTACAAGGAGAATTTCTTTATCGGGATAATCCTGCTTTGAAATACAGATAAGGATAAACTTTGCATCAGTCTCAGACCCTGAGAATTGGCGCTCAATCTCGCAATAGATGGCAGCCCTCATAACATAGCCATAAGTCTCCACAAAGGTCTCGCGGGTCTTTGTAATGGGGTTATACTTCATTTCCTGAATGTTTGCACAGGTCTTGTAGTCAACAATAATCCGCTTGTCTCGTATGTACTTGTCAAGTTTGACTTTCCACGGAATCCCCCAAACTGTTCCAGTCATAAAAATTTCGTTGTCGCCGGGCATGTCGATAAAATTCTTCATTATCTCGTCGCCCTCAGCAACTTTTATCATCTTGTCAGCCTTTTCGTAAGGCGCGTATTTGCCATTAATAACCATGTTACCGAGCTTGTCCTTTTTGGTTTTATAGATTGCGTCGGCATGTTCTTGGCAGAATTTTTCATGTGCTTCCGGCCCCTCAAAATATGAGTGAAAATAGTTTCCGACTAAAAACGCCTCACAATCTGCATCCGTCCAGCGTTTGTCTATTTTAGCGAGGGCCTTTGCTTCGCACTCCCGAAAAGCCTGATACTGCGAGCAGGACATAAAAGCCCTGTCCGCATCAGCCGTATAATAGTTGTCCTGAGTTAAAACAAAATCGCTCATTTCTTATTGCCCAAAAAGCCATTGATTTCGTCGAGAGCGGCAGTATCGGCGCCGGACGTTACAATCGTTTCATCAACTTTTCCAAAAGCAACGTCAGCCTTAACAAACCCGTCTTTTATGGCGTTATAGAGATTGCGCAGTTTAACAATATCTTTCGGAGCAAGTTTGTCCCACTCCTTACCGACCTTTTCCGCAAGTTCTTTTTCGGTAATCCAATCAGCAAAACCTTGAAAAACTTTAAGCATTTTAGCTTTATTTGCCTCCATGTCCTCCGGCTTAGTCTGCTGCTCCAACGTTTTTTCGCAAGCCTCGACTGCCTC